GTGGGCAGCGGCTGGTAGTCGTAGATCCACTGGACGGCGAGGTTGCGGACCGAGAAGTAGCCCTGGATCTGCGCGTCGGAGACGTTGAGCAGGTCCACGCCGGTGCGGCGGGAGAGGTCAGCGCGGATGATCTCCTTCGCCCAGACGGGCAGCACGACCTCGAGCGTCGCCTCCGGGGCCAGCGAGTACTGGTAGCGGAGACGGGTCGCGGACAGGGACAGTGCATCGAGAACGTCGGCGGTGGCCGAGCCGATCTCGGTGTAGTCGACCGCGGTGCCAAGGAGGGTCTGGATGTGGGAGATGACGTACTTGTTCACGGCGTGCGCGTGAGCGACGGCACCGATCTCCAGGACCCGGCGGATCAGCTCCGGGTAGCCGACGTTGGTCAGCACACCGGCGGTGACGCAGAAGCCGATCGCGTCCAGGCGGATCTCCTGGAACGGGGGGCACTCGACCTCGTAGCAGACCTTCTCGGTGCCGGCCTCAGCCTCAGCCTCGGTCTGGATGAAGCCCCAGTTCGCGGCGATCGCGGCGTAGTCCGGACCCTTGGTGTAGTTGATGCCACCGCGGGAGACGCTGACCTCGGGGATCGAGAGGATGCCGGACACCGTCTCGAGGGAGCAGAAGTCGTACAGCGTCTCGGACGGGGCGCACCAGCCGCCGGCAGCGACGAGGCCACCCTTGGGGAGGCGCTTCTCGTTCGCGGCGTCGTTGATGACCTGCATCTGCTCGGAGATGGGACGGTCCGAGCCGGTGGTCAGCTCGTTGTCGGGCTTCTGGATGCGGGCGACGCTGAATCGGCCGGCCGTGGAGGGGATCGCGAACGCGTTCTTCGCGGCATCGCTCATCGGGCGGATGCTCGATGCGCCCTGCTTGGGGCTGGCGAAGTTGCGGACGCGGGACTCGAACGCCTTGACGACGCCATCGAAGTCACCGAGGTCGGCTCCGGCGGAGAAGCCGGGGACGTTGGCCGAGGCGACGAACGAGGGACCGGTTTCGGCCTCCACGACCTCGGGGATCACGACCGCCGGTGCACGCCGCGCAACACGCGAGACGGGAACGGACGCGGGACGGGCTGCTGCGACCACGGGAACGGCCTCCTGTTCGGCAGGGGCCTCTTCTTCGGCCTCCGCAATTTCTGCCTCCTCGGTGGGCTCGTCGACGACGACCTCTTCGGGTGCGGTGACCTGTTCGCGGATGGCAGCGAGGCGCGAGTTGCGGGCCTCAGCGGCGGCGATGCGGGAATCGAGTTCGGCGGCGACCGTTGCCAGGCCGGACATGATCGTCTCGGCGGCGGTGATCTGCTCGTCGGTGAGGTCGTCGTCGGAAAGCTCGGCGATTGCGCGAGCCTCGGCGAGGCCTTCGGACTGGAGAACCTCGAGCTCTTCGGGTGCGAGCTGCGAGAGATCCTCGGGAAGCTGGAAAGTCATGTCTACTCCAGGCGTTGAAGTCGGATGAGGAATAGACCCGTCAGGGTCGATTCACCCGGCTACGCCTGGAGTGAAGTTCTGCTTCTACGAGGATTCTGGTAGATATTCGGCTGAAGCGCAATACGAAACCCCCCGACGCAACCGGAGTGAATACGTCGGGGGGTCCTCTTCCCGCGAGGTGGGCCGCGGGAAGTCAGGCGGGACGGACGGTGCCGCCCCCAGCTCGCTGGACCGCGGCCTTGGCCTCGATCTCGGTCTGGTACGTCTTCTTCTCACCCGTGGGGAGGGTCGCGACGTACTTGGACTTGGTCTTGTTCGTCTGGCAGGCGCAGGGCATCACTTCACCTCGAACTTCTCGCGCACCGCGGCGAGCCGCAGCGACTTGACCTGGTCCCGGATCGGGGTGACCCGGGCCGTGCGCTCCTTCACCTGCTCCTGGCGGGCGAGTTCAGCGATGTACTCCTGCACCGCGGTGCGAGCCACGGCCGCCACCTGGTCGAGATCCGAGAACGCCGACGTCGCCGACTGAAGTGCCGGCACGACACCAGCCGCCACGAGGGCCGTGGTACCGGAGCCGGCGGATGCCGCCAGGCCGATGCGGGGGATCGGGAACCCCGGGACGTTCACGGCCAGCGCGGCCACCATCTCGAGCGAGCCCGAGATGTAGCGCCAGTCGCCCGACAGGGAGGCCGCCTGCAGCTCGGCGATGTCACCCGCAGAGACGCCGGGGCGGAGGACGCCTGCGACCCAAATGCCGTAGGCGTCCTCGCCGGCAGCGACATCGGCTACGACGGAACCGGTGTTGTCGTAGTGAGCCGCTGCGGCCCTAGCGGTCGCGCCGAGCGACGCGTGCCCCGTCTTCATGGTGATCTGGCCGACCGGGATCTGGCCCTCGTCGGTATCGACGACACCGGTCCGGAAGTAGGCGTAGCTGGCGGCCGAGTGGGGGGCCGTCGTGCAGACGTCGTTGATGCCGATGTGGCACACGCCCCAGGTCGCCACATGTGATACGAAACGGATGGTGCCATCCGGTTCTTCGACGAGGGTCAGCGGGGTCGGACCGTCGAGCTGGGGGTCCTGGAACCAGGCCGCCTTCAGGGGATTTGCGGCGGAGGCTACCAGGAACGACACGGCCCCGGAAGGGGCGTTGTCGTATACCCGTCCGGTTGATACAGTGGCGTCAGATTCACGATCAGATCCGTGAACGACCGAGACACCAGCGGCACCTTGGGGGAGGGCCGCCTGGGTAAATGTGGCGGCCGGCACGGCTGTGAGGATGGAGTGCCGGCCGCCACGCTCCATGCCGGGCCAGAGGCCCAAGGCCTCCTTGTGCATGTTCGCACAGGTCCCGGCAAGCCATTCGGGGTTCCGGACGTACTTCGCCAGCTGCATACGGCAGCGGTTGAAGTCGCCGGGCTGTCCCCATCGGATCTTCGCGGCACCCTTGCCGCTGGTCCAGTAACGGCGGATACGTGAGGTCGCCCTCGGGTTCGTGATCCAGCCCGGGCCGTCCTTCGTCCCCGCAGCTGCGGTGATGGGCTCCAGCGTATCCGCCCCTACTGTGGCTGGCGTAGTCCTCTCATCGGGGGACACGATCTCCTCGAGCTGGAGTGCGCCGTCGCAGCCGCAGGCCGCGAGGGCGGCGTGGTCCTCCTCGCTCAGCTCATCCTCGAACGCTTCCCCGAGGGCGATGTAGGCCTCCTGGTAGGCGGGGATCGCGACGATCGTCAGGCCGGCGACCCGGGCACGGCTGAACACCATCGTGCCGCCGTAAGCGTCCTGGCCGTCATCGGTCGAGCGCTCGAAATCCAGCTCCATGTCGTCGACGTCGACGGACACGCCACGCACCGAACCGTCCATGATGCCCTCGATGACGCGCTGTGCCTCGGTAGTCCGGTTGAACACACCCCGGGCGCGGATCTCGTTCGAGCCCTCGGGCTTCCAGATCTCGTCGATCCGGCCGACGCGGACCGAGCCGCCGTGGTTGACGCCGGTCTCGTGCTGGTACAGCAGGGGGAGGGGAAGGTTGCGCCAGGAGATCGAGTCCTTCGCGAACATGCGGCCGTCGCCGGTGGCCTGCTCCTCGGGGGCGAGGACCGAGTGCCAGGGGATGTCGACGTCGTCGTCGACGAGATCCTCGTCATCGATGTCGACGGTCTCGTCGAGTTCCTCGTCGAGGAGGGCATCCTCGTCAATGTCGGTGGGTGCTGCTACTGCGGCCATGATGTTCCTCCTCGCGAGCCTGCCGACGGGGGCGATGTAGCACCGGCAGTTGATGACCTCCTCGGGCGGGCCGAGGGGGTCGCCTGGGTAGCGGAGCTTGGATCCGCCGACCTCGAACGATTCGTTGACGGCGCGGGTCTGGCCGTCAGCGCGGACATGGGAGTTGCGAACGTCGTCGTCGTGCATCGAGATCCAGCGCGTCTGCCGGCCGCCCGCGGCGAAGGTGCCGGAGAGGGTGGCGTCGTTCACGGTCGCGGTACCGACGTAGCGGGTGATGCGGTCCAGCTGCGCCTGGTCGGGACCGTCGTCGCCGATCTTCGTCTTCTCGAGGGAGCGGCCCAGTTCGGCCTGGAACTGCTCGAGCGCGTGCTGCGGGTACCCGGACGGGGCGAGGTTGCTGTAGATGTCCAGCCACAGCTGAGAGGCGGCGTTGATGGTGTCGTCCCAGTCGGACTTCAGCAGGTCGTCGCGCACGAACGGTGCGATGTCGGCGTCGGCGATCTTCAGCCGGGCTGAGCGCTGGGCGGCGAACGCGCCGTAGTCGAGGATCTCGTCGGCCTCGAGCAGGACGTCGGCCAGGGAGAGGACGTCGCTCATGAGGCCACCGCCAGCCGGTTGACGACGAGGAACTCGGCGAGTAGGTGCCGCTGGTGGGGGCGTCGCTCCTGCAGCAGCATCCGGGTGTAGAGGTCCAGCTGTGCGGCGAACACGGTGGGCGGCATGCCGCAGTCGAAGCGGTCCACGCACGACCAGGCGTCGGTGAGGAGGTCGTCGATCTCCTCCGCGGTGCGGCGGGGGACGAACAGGTACATGTCGGCGGCCGGCGCTTCGGGCCGGTTCTGCCCGAGGCGGTTCTTCAGCCGGTTGCCGGCTCGCTCGAGGGCACGGAACACCATGACCTCAGCGGCGGCGATGGTAGCTGCTTCCGCCCCCGTCTCTGCGCCGCCTTCTGGAATGGGTGGCGGGTTACGGACCGGGTGGTCGCGCAGGGACGGGGACGGACGCGCTTCCGTGGGAGCAGCCTCGATCGGTCCCGGATCGAGGTCTGCTCCCAGGCTTCTGAGCGCCGCTTCGACGAGTTCGGGCGTCGTGGATCCAGAAGCTACCTTCCGGATGAACCACTCCCGCCGCTCTACGTCACGCATCGCATCGGACGGGTCGAACCCGTTCTCGCGAAGCAGCGCTTCAGCTGACAGCGCCCCACGGTCGTACAGTTCCTGGGCTTCCCGGGAACGGTTCGGTCGGAGGCGCAGAGCCGAGGTATCAGCGCCGATGGAGTACTCGGCCGCCTCCTCGGGGTCCATGCCGCCCGCTTCGAGAGCGGGTCGGAGGTATCCCTCGGTCAGGGATGCCGTGATCATCGCCAGGAACGGCTCGGTGTACGACTTGATCGCCGCTTCTTCGAGCGCCCAGGCGTTCCAGTGGTTCATCTCGCCGGTGCCGGTCAGCGCCTCGGGCGGCATATCCATGCCCAGCGCGATCCGGCGGATGGCTTCGGTGCGAAGTTCGGGGGCCTGCGCGTCCAGCTCGGACCAGAACGTCAGGTGGCTGGCCTTGTCGATGTACTCACCGGGGGCCTGCATGATGAGGGGCAGCATCGCGGCCGCGGACTCGGGGTCCTGGATCGCCTTCGAGGCGACCTCCATGAACAGCTGCGCGATCTGGTTGGCCTGCGACTGGATCGAGACCTGCATGTTGTCGGGGTCGCCGGCATTCTCAGTGACCGGGGCGGCGGGGAAGGAGATCTCCGACGGCAGCAGCAGCAGGCCGTTGCCGACCAGGCGGGAGTCGCTCATCGCGGCGACGCGCTTGGTCAGGCTCTCCAGCTCCGCCAGGACGGGGAGTACCGCCCGTGAGGGCGAGTCGGCCTCCTTGACGTCTCGAGGATGCGGCCGCCAGATCCTGATGACGAGCACGTCGTCAACATCGTCACCATCGATCCGGAACCCGTCTCCGGATCGCTGGATGGCGGAGCTGGAGAGAACTTCCCACCTCGAGGTGGCGTCGGCCTCGTCGAAGCCGATGATGTACGCCTCCCCGGAGACCGAGAGGTGCGTCGCGAGCTTCTCGAGCATGATCGACTGGCCGCTGGTACCACCGAAAAACGAGGCCATCGCCTCAACGGCGGCCTCGTCAGTGGTCTTCTCTCCGGACTTCGTGGGGTACAGCGTTGCCTTGGACAGGAGATTGCCGGCCCAGGTACACGCCTGGCGGTATTCGCCGATGACATCGAAGAACCGCCACGCCTCGGACTGCCAGCCCTGAGAGCGGACCTTGATCTTCTTGCCGTCCTTCAGGCGCTTGGAAAGGTTGATGCCGGCAGAGATGAGAGCGGGGGCCGCGACGAGCTGAGCTCGAACGATTGAACGCTCTCGCGGCATGAGGGACCCCCCGAGTCAGCCCTCACAGCCTTCTACTGCGACCATGCTAGCTATCAACTGGTATTACGGGAAGTCCACTGTTTTTTGGTCTGACCGGGTTCTTTACCGGCCCAGGTTTACCGAATTGTAGTCAAGTCCTCACTAGAGGGGACGTGGAGCGCGCACCAAAGTGGTAGCATAGTGATACCAAAACCGGAGGAGAACACCATGGTGTACGCGACAACCATTCGCTTGGACGAGGAGCACGAGCTGATCCTCGACACGCTCTCGAAGCACCGGCGCGACTCGCGAAACAAGGTCGTCGCGGTCGCCCTGGAGAAGCTCGCCGAGGCAGAACTCACCCAGGCCGGCATCCGCCCGCCGGTTCTCGTCGACCCCACCATGCGGGGGAGTGTCGACCCGCTGCACCGGCGCGCGTTCGACTTCATCCTCGACCGTGACGCCGAACTGCT